CGGGGAAGTAGATCATCCAGATGATCTAAAAATAAATTTGGACCGCGTAAGTCACATGATAACAAATATGTGGATGGACGGCCCAAATGGTTATGGCAAACTTAAAATTTTGCCAACTCCTATGGGGCAACTAATTCGTACAATGCTGGAAAGCGGAGTAAAATTAGGTGTCTCCAGTAGGGGGTCCGGCAACGTCAAAGGCGACGGGTCCGGTGAAGTATCAGATTTTGAGATCATCACAGTAGATATGGTGGCTCAACCTAGTGCTCCTGGAGCATACCCCACACCAATTTATGAACACTTGATGAATAATCGAGGGGGATTAAGTGCCTTACGCATAGCGCAAGAGGTGAAAGGTGATCCTAAAGCACAGAAATATCTCAAAGAGAGCCTATTAGCAATAATTGGCAAACTCCAATAAAAGGAGAATCACATGTTGGAAGCACTTAAAAGTTTATTTGAAAACAACGTGATTTCTGAAGAGATCCAAGCTTCTCTTGAGTCTGCTTTCGAAGCTCGTTTAATCGAGACTCGCGAAGTATTAACTCAACAGTTACGCGAAGAATTTTCCCAAAAATACGAACATGACAAACAAGTTATGATTGAAGCTGTGGACACAATGATCAGCGAACAATTAGCACAGGAAATTGTCGAGTTTACTGAAGATCGTAATCAACTTGCAGAAATGAAAGTTAAATATGCTCAAAAAATGAAAGCAGACACAGCGACAATGAAGGAATTCGTTACTCGCCAGTTGGCTTCTGAAGTTTTAGAGCTACATGAAGATCAGAAAGTAATGGCTAGTAAGTTTGGACTATTAGAAACTTTCGTAGTAGAAGCATTGGCCCAAGAAATCGCAGAATTTTACAAAGACAAGCAAGACCTTGCAGAGACCAAGGTACGTTTAGTCCGTGAAGGACGTCAACAACTTGCAAAAGTTAAAGAACAGTTTGTACAACGAGCCGCACAGATGGTCGACACACTAGTAACAGAAGGTTTAACTACTGAACTTACTAGCTTGAAAGAAGACATTGAATCAGCTCGCCGCACTGACTTTGGTCGCAAGATGTTTGAGGCGTTTGCCGCAGAATATCAGACCAGTTACTTGAACGAGAAATCAGAAACTGCAAAATTGCTCAAAGTCATAGACTTGAAAACGGCAGAACTAACAGAAGCGCAAGCTCATGTTATCATGGCACAAAAAGTAATAGAAAGCAAAAAAGCAGAATCAAAGCGTTTGGGCGAAAGCATCGAACGTCAACACATCATGGCAGAATTGCTAAGTCCACTTAACGGTGAACAGAAAGTAATTATGAGTGAATTAATGGAGAGCGTGAAAACAGCAAAACTAGTTGATAGTTTTGACAAGTACTTACCAGCTGTTATAGCAGGTAAAGCTCCACAAAAACAAAAACAGGCACTAACTGAGGCAAAAGAAATCACAGGAAACAAAGTTTCCAACACCAATCGTAGCAGTGAGCTAGAAAACAATAACATTATTGATATTCGTAGACTTGCTGGACTAAAAATTTAAGGAGAATTTAAATGTCAGAACTACTAAACGGACGTTGGGCAGAAACTAAGGAAGCACTTTTAGAAGGCCTACACGGCACTAAAAAATCAGTCATGGCGGTTACACTAGAAAATACTCGTAAGTATTTGATGGAATCCCCAACAGCTGGTGCTACCTCTGCCGGTAACGTTGCCACACTAAATCGCGTAATCCTTCCAGTGATTCGCCGCGTTATGCCTACAGTCATTGCTAATGAACTAGTCGGCGTACAACCAATGACTGGTCCAGTTGGACAAATTCACACGTTGCGTGTTCGCTATGCAGACACATCAACAAACAGTGGAGTGACAGCAGGTGAAGAGGCATTGAGCCCATTCAAGATTGCAGAAGCATATTCTGGAAACGAAAGTTCAACAGCTAAAGCCGCTAGTACAGCTACTTTAGAAGGTCGTGCTGGTAACAGAATGAGCATCCAGATCTTGAAACAAACAGTTGAAGCTAAGACACGTAAGTTATCAGCTCGCTGGACGTTTGAAGCCGCTCAAGACGCACAGGCCCAACAGGGTATTGACGTTGAAGCAGAAATCATGGCCGCTTTAGCACAAGAAATTACTGCTGAAATCGACCAAGAAGTATTGGCTAGCTTGTTAACACTTGCTGGTGCAGATACTGAGACATATAACCAAGCCGCTGTATCTGGTACAGCTACATTTGTTGGTGACGAGCATGCCGCATTGGCAGTTCAGATCAACCGTGTTGCTAACTTGATCGCTCAGCGTACACGTCGTGGTGCTGGTAACTACGCCGTTGTAAGTCCATTTGCATTGACAATTCTACAATCTGCTACTACAAGCGCATTTGCTCGTACAACAGAAGGTACATTCGAAGCACCTACAAACACCAAGTTTGTTGGTACATTGAACAATGCTATGAAGATTTATGTTAACTCATACGCAAACGATTCAACAAGTATTCTTGTTGGTTACAAAGGTTCTTCAGAGTCTGATGCTCCTGCATTCTATTGCCCATACATTCCATTGATGAGCAGTGGTGTTGTATTGGATCCATCAACATTTGAACCAGTTGTATCATTCATGACACGTTACGGTTACGTAGAATTAAGCAACACTGCTTCTTCTCTAGGTAATGCCGCGGACTACTTGGGTCGTGTTGGTATCACTTCAGCTAACGTTAAATTCAGTTAATCTGAAAGAGACATTAGCGTTATAAGACTAAGGACTTCTTCGGAAGTCCTTTTTCGTTTTCAGCTAAATACATAGTAATGATCCACACAGGGTGGATTTTATGCGGATATCCAACCGCGTACAGCCTAGAACGCTGTTATTTCTTAAGGAGAAAATAAAATGGGACGTCCTTTACATAAAAAATTCTTTGGTAATACCAATACTGCTGGTGTCGGCGGCGAGGGTGTTGCAAGTGCAACAGCTCCAGCTGGCACGTTAGCATCATTAGTCAACGGTACTTACGCAATTCCAGGCGCAAGCATCACTGCACCGCAAATCCAAGGCGGCGTAAAACCAACACTAAATGTTGTGGTAACTGGCACAACAACCTACACAGTAACAGTAGTCACAGCAGGCTCAGGTTACACCGCTGCTCCTACAATTACATTTGCTGGTACCGTTGCAGGTGGCTCTGGTAGTGCTACTCCAATAGCAACATTGACAGCAACAGTTGGCGATGCCATTGTGTGTCAAGGCATCACAGCTGGTACAACAAACCGTACAACTGGTAACGACATTATCAAACAAGTGTCAAGTCGTCGTTATCAAATTCAGACTCAAGACGGTACAGCAATCTGCGCACTAAAAGCAAGTGCTCCAACAGCGGCAGGTGAGATGGCCATTGTTGCTGTTGATGCTTCCGCTGGTACATATTATGTTACTAAGTTGACTAAAAATAGAGCCACATTAATAGTTGGTACTGGCACAGTTTTTACTAGCGGTTCGTCAGTTCCTTGGACTTTTGGATCAGCAACAGCAACAGTTTGCCAAATCCCAAGTGCGTAATAACTAACAAGGGAGCGCAAGCTCCCTGTTTAGGATAACTAATGTCAAGAATAGTCAAAATAAATAACGGAGACTACAAAGTTGTTGTAGGTTCCGGTGTCACGCCCAAAAATATTGTATTAGATACCACAGGACAATCTGCAAATCCTGCCAGTTACGGTAGCGTGACTATTAAAGGAAACTTGGATGTTATTGGCACAACCACTTATGTTGAGTCAACAAACAGTTATGTTAAAGATGTAATTTTTGAATTGAATTATGATCCTAGCGATGTCAATTCAGGCATCAGCGCGGCAAATAATTATCGTTCTGGCATACAGATCAATCGCGGTGTGTTATCAGCCGCCCAATTTATTTACGATGAATCAGTTACGCATTATGATCCTGCTTTAGGAACAAGTGCTCCAGGTTCATTTGTGGCACGTACCGCAGACGGGGTATTGACCAGTGTGCAACTGGCCGCAGTTGGCACTCAAGCTGGCTTTGACATCAACTTTGACTTGAACAACACAACCAACGTTTTAAGTATTGCTCGAGGCGTTGCTACTGTGGGAAGTGTGCCTTATTATGCTCGCGTGACTCAAAACGACCATATTCCTAATAAACAATATGTCACAAATTATGTAGCGTCTGGAGCATTTTTACCAGGCGTTGCCGACGTCAATCAGATTTACTCAGGCGACACCACAGTTCGTGTGTTTGATTCAAGCGTAAGCGCAACAAGAATTGCCACTCTTACCAGTGCAAATATTTCTGGAGCCACTCCTGGAGTATTGACCTTTACTCAGTCCACAGGCGATCCAGTTCAACCAGGCATGCTGTTAAGCGGCGGCAGTGTTACTGCTGGCACATATATTGTTTCTGGTAGTGGACTCAGTTGGATTTTAAACCAAGCGGCCACAGGCAATCCAACCCAAGGTGTTTATACAGCACCGTTCAGCCCAGCAGATCCAACACCAGTAGCAGAAACCAGCCAGGTGGTGTTCACCGTAGACGGTGTCATAAGAGCCCAATTGAATGCTAACGGTTTTTACATCGATAACATAAAGATCAAAACCAATACTATTAAAAATTATGACTTGTCTAATGACTTAGTATTGGGCGCAAATAACGGTAATATACAAGTGGCCGCGGTACTAACACTCAACAACCAAACGTTACCAACTTACACAACAGGCGGTACCAAAGTATACTCGAGCATTACTCCAGGACCAGGAAAGTCAGGAATATTTTTTGTAAATAGTACAAACTATGCCGACGAGTTAGTGGCCAAGAATCGAGCATTACTTTTAAGCATGATATTTTAAGGACAGAATATGGCATTAACTTGTACATCAATCAACGCGGCAAACACAACATTGTATACCAGTAGCGGCAATACTGCTATCACCACTTTGATTGTGTCAAATGTAAACACATTTAATCCTGCGACTCCAACAGTTGGCCAAAGCAATTTGAACTTGTTCATAGTGCCAGGTGGCGGAACTCCTAATTTTTCCAACATGATTGTCAGCGCATTGCCTCTGCCAGCCGGAGAAACATTTACTTTTGATAATGAAAAAATTATTATGAGTAACAACGACACACTGGTAGCTACTAGTAGCGCGGCAACAGGAGTGGGTCCTAATGCAGTTAGTTTAACTGTATCAAGTTACAACGCAAAAACCGGCACGGGCCCGTACTTGGTTACATTTAATATCCCAACAACAGCCAGTTTAGGAACCAACGGCGGCGTTGGCTTTTATTTTAGTATTGTTGGTAATGGCAATGCATTGTATAACGGAGTTTATGTGTGTACAGCCAGTACAGCCACAACAATTCAACTGAGTTATACAGCAGACCCAGGTACATATGGTTCTGGAACAACATTTATGAACATTAGTAGTTTAGTATCTACTGTAAGCACATTGAGCGTATAATGCGATTTTTAAGAAACATAAACCTTAATCCTAAAGCACCGCACGATCAGCGGCTGGTTATTACCAAAGCCGATGAAGTGCAATTTAATACCACACGTAGCTTGCTGTTACCTAGTGGACCTGATGCTGATAGAGCAGTCAGCCCAGTTGCTGGTATGATGCGGTTAAACACAACTAGCGGACAGGTAGAAGTATATCAAAGTTCCAGCTGGCGCAGTTTACGTTTCAAAGAAAGCGGCGCAATTGCCCTACAAAGTTTAGGCGCCGGCGACGGTATCAGCACGTTATATGGCCCACTTAGCCCAGCACCTCCTAGTATACCACAAAGCGGATACACTTGGACTGGCGCAAACTTAATGGTATATGTTGAAAACGTTTTTCAATTGTTCAACACTAACTATTTAATTGCACAAAACCCAACAGTCAGTGACACTGTTAATACTTTGGCCAACATTGGCTCTACTAATATTATTTTAAACAGTGTTGCAGATATCATCGTTGGGTCTGCTGTTACAACAACAGCACCAACCACAACAGTTACAACAACAGTCAATGCGACTAGTACAACTGCAACTTATGTGAGCGGTGGTGTAGTTAGCACAACTATGGTAGTCAGTACCAAATCAGGCACATTTGTTGACGGTCAACAACTGATTAATACTACTGGGTTCAACAGCGGACAGTTTATTGTTAGTGGTTCCGCTACTACAAGTTTTGTTCTCAATGCGGTAGCAAACAGCACACCTAGCGGTACACTTACATTTGCGGCATGGGGCGGCGGCAACAACTTAATTGTTGCCAGCACCACCAGTATAGTTGCAGGAATGTTTGTAGACGGTATTGGATTTAACAGTGGTCAAACAGTGGTAAGTGCTTCAGGCAACGTGGTAGTACTCAGCGCACCACCAAATTCAACACCGACTGGTACTGTGACTTTTACAAGTAGCGCCAGCGGAACTGTGTTTGCGGCCAGTACCACAGTAACAGCAGTGAACAGTTTTACCAACACCATTACAATCAATAATGCTACCACTGGAGCAATTGCGGCAGGTAGGGGTATCACTATGACATTACCTACAGGGTATTATATTCGTTTTACAGGCCCAGCGGCCGCAACAAAACCAATCACAGTTATCTCAGGTTTTGACAGTTAAGGGGTAGCTGATGGCTCTCAATTTAACGCCGGAATATGCACAAAGTTTAGGACGCATTGGCGGACAATTACTGTCCTCCAACTTGGAATTCCAAGGCGATGACGTTCAATTTGATACTGATTTACTATACTTAGATGTTGCTAACAATCGTATTGGCATCAACAACTATGGCACAAGCCCTGAAGCTCTTTACTTAGGAACACTTGCTGGCGATCAAGCACTGGAAACTGTTAGTTTAATAGTTGACGGCGTAACTACTACCGATTCCTACTGGACTATCAGCAGTAATACTATACAATTAGCAACTGGTACGTTGTATGTTTCTCCTAACCAAGTCAGCAATCCAATAATTGCAACCAACGGTGTTGGTAGCGCAAATGTCAATATTACTGACAGATTGATTGCCACAAAGACTATAAACGAAAGTCTTTACATAACTCCAGATAACATAGGCATCGTGCAAGTTAACGGCAACATGCAAGTTAACGGAGTCAGCAGTTTGACTTATGTGACTGGTAATGTACTAGTTGACGGTAACTATATTGCAGGTAGTGTAATTAATCTAGGCGATGCCACAACCGATACAATTTCATTTACAGCAGACGGAAATTCAAATTTAATTTCCAGTACAACTAACACTTATAGTTTAGGATCTGGTAGTAAAAAGTGGAATAACATTTATGCTACAACTTTAAATGGTACCAGCGTAAACACAACTGGTGCTGTGTTGGACGGAATTACACTGGCTAATAACAGCATTTATAGCACAGTTATTTCTAACAATGTTACTATTAGTCCGTTGGGAACTGGCAATATAACTTTTAATGGTCTAGTACCGTTCACCGGAAGTAATCTAAATAATAACACAAACAGAGTTTATAATGCTCCATATTATTTGCTGTCAACTAATGACGGGTATGTAAATTTTGCTGGAACAACTGCCGCTGTTTTTCCTTTGGGAACCACAGCCCAACGTAATACTACTATCACGGGCACCACTCGTTATAACACAGACTTGGGCTTTTTAGAAATTTATAACGGAACAGCTTGGCAGAACTCCAACGGAAATATTTCACTTGCGGATGCTCAGTACATGAGTGACAGTGCCGTAATTTACGACCTTATACT